GCCCATCGAGGCGCCCACGCCGATGCGTGCGAACTTGAGCTCACCCTCCAGGGTGTAGGCCTCGCGGATCTGGTCGCGCATGCGCTGGTCGATCAACTGGCAATGCGGGCTGGCGGCCATGATCGCGGCCTTGAGCACGGCGTCCGGCTGAATGGCCGACACGCTGGCGGCGATCTCGGCAGGCTGTTCGGGCAGCGCTGCGCCATCGGGCAGCGACACGTAGGTCACGCCATCGATAGTGCAGAGCTCGGTGCAGCCCTCAGGCGTGGCGAGCGTGAACGTGGTGTAGGCATCGCTGGCTTTGCGGTAGGCGACGATAGACGGCATGGTGGTTCTCCTTCAGGTGGGCGACCATGCCGCCCACCGATGCGGTGTGGCGGGCGTGGCCGACGGATGAAATGACGGACTGGACCGAGCCTGAGCGGGCCGCCCGGCGGAAGGTGTAAAGCGCGTGCTTGCGCACGAAACGGCGGCTGGCCCAGGTGCGATAGCCGACGAAGTTGCTGCCGCGCGTGACGCGCGCAATGGTGCTTTTCGACAGCTCCAGGCGCAGACGGTCCGCCAGGAAGCGGACGATATCGGCGCGCGCCTGCAGCGCTTGGTCGCGGTCGATGCCGATCAGAACAAAGTCGTCCACGTAGCGCGCGTAGTGTTGCGCACCGAGTTCGCGTTTTACGTAGTGGTCCAGCGGGTTCAGGTAGATCAGCGCGTACAGCTGGCTCAGCAGGTTGCCGATCGGCACGCCGAGCGGCTCGCTACTGTCGGCGAACTGCATCATCACGTCGACCAGCCTGGTGTCCTTGATCTTGCGCTCGATCAGCCGGCGCAGGATGCCGCGATCGATGCTGTAGTAAAACTTGCGGATATCCAGCTGCAGCAGATAGCTTTCGCGCGGCGCCTGCTGCAGCGCGGCCTGCACGTAATCCGATGCGGCATGCGTGCCGCGGCCAGGGCGGCAGGCAAAGCTCTGGTCGATGAAGGTGGCGTCGAAGATCGGCTGGATGATGCGATAGATCGCATGCTGGACTACACGGTCACGGAACGCGGGCGCGTGAATCAGTCGCTGCTTCGGCTCATGGACATGGAAGGTGTTGTACGGCAGCGGCGCATAGCTGCCGTCGCGCAGCAGTTGATGAAGCTCGGCGAGGCCGGAACCGAGCCGGCGCTCGAACGCGAAACAGGAGCGTGTCGCGCGCTTGTTCTTGCGTGCATCGAGATAGGCGGTATAGAGGTTCTCTTCGCTGAACGCCTGGTCGTAGAGGTTGCCGTGGCGCTTCATGATCCGGCACGCTGACGGTCGAGTGCTACATGGTACCTACTGGAAAGCGGCCGGCACAACGATTTCGCCCAGGGCCGGAAAGCGCCTCCCTCTGCTCCACCCTGCCGTTGCCGGCTGCGAGGAAGTGCGGAGTCGGCACGAAAGCCAACGTTATCGTTGGAATTCGTGCGGTTGTTGTTCAAGTTCACCGCCCAGACCCCGGCATTCGACGAGTTGTTCCAGTTGCCGCCGGCGATCGGGCACATGTCAAGACGCCTCCCGTACTGCATGCTTCTCACGATCGGCCACGATCCAGCCGCCGATCATTTTGCCGAGCTCGTCCACCATGCGAGACAACGTTGCATAGCGGTGCTCGGCGGTGCGTTCGGGTGTTTCGGCCCGCGCGCCGTCCTTGAACTCGAAATATCCGAGCTCATGCGCCAGCCTCATGAACATCCGCAGCTGCTCGTGGCGGACATCCATGTTGGTCAGGCTGGTTTTCTTCTGGTAGCGCTTCTGCGCTTCCACGATAAAGCCGTAAAGCTCGTATGCCGTGCGCCTGATCTCAAGCGCCAGGCCATACTTCTCGTGTTTGGGAAAGTGATTGAGGTAGATGTTCATCTGCCGCGCGAACTCGACGAACCTGCGGTCCATGATCGCCTCGCTGTGGAGTCCCATCACGCCGCCCGGTTCGCCATATCGCTATCGCTCATGGCTCAAAGATACGAGGCGGCACGAAAGCCAACGTTAGCGTCGGAATTCGTGCGGCCGCGGTCCAAGAGCACCGCCCAGACCCCGGCATTCGACGAGTTGCCCCAGCGGCCGCCGGCGAGCGGGCACAGCTCGTTGCGCAAATATTGGTAAACCTGGTCGGCGCCGAAAAGGTTGCTGCCCGTTGTTCCGTCAGAAATGCCGGTCGCCAGCGGAATACCCAAGGCACTCAACATCCAGCCCGCGCCGCTGGTGTCTTCGTCTAGCACCTGGTTGGCGCTGCGCCCGAAGCGCTTGTCAAATCCGTTTTGCGCATAATCGGTGCGGAACGTCATCGCCAGCGGCGAGCTGTGCGCGGCCACCCCGGTTGCCCCCCATTGGTCGGTTGCCAGGGTGTTGCTGCCGGTCAGGTCCTTGGCTGCGTAGCTGGTGTTGAGCGCGTAAAAAGTGCCGTAGGTCAGTGATCCGCCGCTGGTGTAGGTGCCAAACCCCGTGCCATCAACGCCGTCCAGGGTAATGTTGTCGGCGTCGACCACGGTTACGGCGAACAGCTTGTCGTTGATCTGCGTCATGCCGCCCACGGACGCGATCTGCACGATGTCGCCCGTGGTGCGGCCGTGCGCGGCGGCCGTGATCTGCACCGGGTTGGCGTTGGTTGCCGCTGTGATGGTGACTGCTGCGGAGACGCAGGTCAGGCCAGGGCTAACTTCCCACATGTTGCCGTTGAGGTCGGCGACGCCGCAGTTCTGGCCGTTGTGGGTGGTTTTGGCGAACGGCGTGCCGCTGCCGGTCTTGGCGCAGTCGCTGTAGCCGTCCGAGGTGTAGACGACTGCGGTGTCGTTGGCGTCTTTCAGTGCGCCGTTGTTGCAGCCTTTGGGGTAGTTGGTCGCCAGCGCGCCGTCGTACCAGGCGCACCAGGTGCGGCTGGTGGCTGCCTGGCCGTGGGCCAGCGCCAGCAGCGCCAACGCGGCGAACTGGTAGCGCATTTGCGGAAAAAACCGCGCCCCGCGTGTTTTTGCCGCCGCGAATACGCCGCCATAATTGTTTGCGGGCGTGCCGGTCAGATCGCCGATCGGATTGTGCGCGCTGTTCGTCGACAGCGGGTTGCCGTTGCGGATCGAGCTGGCGGTGCCGCTGTTGTTGCTGGCCTGGTACTTGTCGACGAAGAAACCCTGCTGGATCGCTCCGGCATCGTAGAACGCCCGGTGCAGCGCGTAGCCCGCCGCGTTGGCCGTGGCCACGTCGGCGAAAGCCGAATAGGGCTGCACGTCGACTGAGTTGACGTTGTAGCCGCCGTAGGTCGGATTGTCGGCATGGCCGATGCGGTAATAAAACGCCGGGATCCAGACCATCACCGAGCCGTCGCTGTACTGGTAGTTGCCGTAGTTGTCACTCGACGGGTCGGATGCGCCGGACATCGCCGCGAAGCCGTCCGGCACCGCCGGGCAGATGCCGCAGCCGAAGCCGGATGTGCCTGCAACGCCGACGTCGTTGTCTATGGTTTTAGCTATTGCAGCAGCCAGCTCTGTGCGAGATATTTTTTTGTTTGTTCCCGTGGTTGCCATTGTGGTGTCTGATACGTCAACAACCACAAACAGGTCTTCCGGCGAGCTATCTGTCCCCAGTAGCGCGGGTAGGTCGGTGATTTTTGTGTCAGCCATGATTTTTTTTGTATGCCTTGGATCGTGTGGATTGCTATGCCAATCAGTTGTCGATCTGGAACGTGGCTGCGCCGGCCGCGAAGCTGACGGTATCGCCGATGTTGATCGTCTTGTTGACCGTCAGCGCCGAGTAAATCCAGAGGTTGCCGGCGCTCGAGGCGTCGGTCAGGCCCCAACAGACGACCGTGCCCCACGATGCCGAAGGCGTGGGGAAGTTGATCGCGGCGTTGTTCGAGCTGGTGCCGCCGGTTCCGCTCGATGCGGTGGTGCTGCCGGCGGACTGGGTGCCGGCCCACTGGGACAGGCCGGCGGTGACGGCGACGCGGGCATAGTTGCCGCCCGTGACTTCGGTACCGCCGCCGGTGTCGGTCGGGCAGGC